AGATATATGCTTAGGGCTATAGAAGACACTGTGGCTCTAGAAGATAGAGATCCTGTTGAGAATGAAGAAAGACTTGATTTAGTTAGATGGTCTCACCAAGGTGTTCTAATGCTTAATTCAGCTCTTACTACAGAAGTTAGTAAAATTGGTAAGCATGTAGATACATGGAAACCATTTATGGAATATCTATTAGATATGCTAAACTTTCAGCAAACAGGATTAGTGTGGGCATTGATGGGTAAACAAGCTCAACAATATGAAGCATTTATTGGAGATCATCATACAGTATTAAAATCTACCCACCCTGCTTATGCAGCATACCAAAAACAATTTAACTGGGATTGCAATGATATCTTTAACAAAATTAATTTGCAATTAGTTGACTACAAGAAGGAAAAAATCTTGTGGTAAATTTTGAAAGTTTAAATTATATTAATAAATTAGCAAAATGACAAAATCACTTAAAGAATCAGGATTCATTCACATATCTGAAGCATATGATCAAGCAATAGCTTATTCACAAAAGAGAAGAACAGGAGAGATTAAAAGTATTAAGACTCCTTGGAATAAGTTTAATGATGTATCAATGGATGGATTAGAATGGAATAGTCTCACTGTAATAGCAGGGAGGCCTGGTAGTGGTAAAACTTTAATTGGTAGTATGATATCAAGAGAAGCTTTTAAACTCAATCCTGATCAAGATTTCTGTGTGCTAGACTTTCAATTTGAGATGTTAGCTAGAAACATTGCATTAAGAGAAATCAGTGGTAACACAGGAATTAATGTAAGGAGATTATCAAGTGTAGGTACAAAGCTTACAGATGATGATTTAGATGCTGCAATTAAATATTGTAATGAAAACAAATACAAAGAAATCTATACTTATGAGAGACCCTTGACAGTAGAATCAATGAGAGAGAAGATTTTTAAGTTCTATGAGCTTAAGAAGAAACCAATTTTAATTACTATTGACCACAGTTTACTCTTGAAGAAGAGTGCTAGTGAGAAAGATAGAATTGAAACATTATACAACTTAGGCAATATGCTTGCAGAAACTAGGAGACAACTACCAGTTTGTTTCATAGTATTGAGTCAATTAAATAGAGAAATAGAAAGTACTGAAAGATTAGCAAAAAATAGTATTGGAAATTTTGTAAAAGATAGTGATGTATTTGGTGCTGATGCATTACTACAATTTACAGATATCTTAGTTGGCATTAATAGACCTGCAAAATATGGTTTAACAAGTTATGGTCCAGACAGAATACCTGTAGATATGGATACCTTAGCAGTCCACTTCCTAAAGGTAAGAAATGGTGAGCCTAGACTAACCTTGTTTAGAGCAGATTTTGCAAAGAGTAAAATTTATCAAATTATTTAATTTATGGAATTTAAAAGCGAAAAGAAAAAAGGACCTTGGCATTTAGCAAAAGAGAAGATTCAAAGCTCTGTAATGGAGAAAGCAAAAAGCATGGGTTATAATCATCTTACTCCAAGTTTAATTTCACCAAAAAGTATCAGAGATAATCCTAATCATGTATTGTTGATGGGTTATGAGTTTGCAGGTAAACATATGTTTATTCTCTTTGATAAAGATTGGAATGATTTAGTGGATACAGATAATAATCCAACAACAGAATTAGTATTATACACATTACCTATGTGTAAAAACTATGATGAAGTTTATACTTCAGCAGGGTTTCATGAAGAGGGACCTTATGTGGTAAATATAAATGAACTACAACCTGTTGTTGCTAGACCTGGGTTTGCAAAAGAACCTCAGCTTGACTTTGAATTTTCTGATTCTTATTCATCAAAAGAAGAACAGCAAGATGAACACACTAGTACAATGACAATAAGAGATTTATTATCAATCATACAGTGTGTACCTGTTAGTACTAAATCATGGTTAAACGAAGAAATAAAGAAAATAAATGTCATCAGAAACAAAAATTGAATTGCCTTTAGCTCCTGTTAAAGCATTGACAAAATCACCTAAAGAATTAATTATATTTAGCAAGCCTAAAGTGGGTAAGACTACTCTACTAGCAGGTTTAAAGAATTGTTTGATTCTAGATTTTGAAGATGGCTCAGACTATGTAGAGGCATTGAAGATTAAAATCAAAACATTAGAAGAACTAAAGCAAGTAGGTAAAGCTATTAAAGAAGCAGGTAATCCTTATGATTATATTGCTATAGATACTGTAACTGCACTAGAAGAATTCTGCATAGGATATGCAGAGGAGTTATACTCTAAATCTTCTATGGGTAAGAATTGGTTTACAGAAGGTAAGCCAAAGTATGGTACTATTATCAATATGCCTCAGGGTGCAGGCTATCAGTGGTTAAGACAAGCTTATAATAAGATCTTGGATTTCATTAGACAATTAGCACCAAAAGTTATTTTAGTTGGACACGTTAAAGATACTATGCTAGAAAAAGCTGGTAATGAATTCAATAGTATGGATTTAGATTTAACAGGTAAAATTAAAAGAATAACTGCTAGTAATTCTGATGCCATTGGTTATCTTTACAGAAAAGGAAAACAAAATATCATTAGCTTTAAAACTAGTGATGAGATATCTTGTGGTGCTAGACCAGAGCATTTAAGAAACAAAGAGATTGTATTATCAGAGATAACAGATGATGATACAATAGTTACAAATTGGGACAAAATTTATATTGATTAACACTTAAATTAAATTATTATGTTTAGTAGTAAAGAAGCAGACAAAAAAGTAGGAAGTAATTCTGGAACTTCCAAAGTAATTCAACCAGGAAATGTAGTAGCAAGGATTGTAGACATTAAATTAGATGTTCCTCCTTATGACACTAACTCTTATAACATCATGTTGAACCTAGAGACAATGCCTATCTTAGAAGAAGGATTTGAAGGTTTAGCAATTGATAAGGATATCCCTGAGTTAGGCAACTATAAAGGTCAGGTTGCTCGTGTTCAAACACAGCAATATGCGTATAGTGACTACACAAACAAAGATGGCAAAGTCTTGAAAAGAGATGATGCAATGTTCAGATGGATTTGGAATTTTGCAAAAGAGATTGGTGCAAGCAAAGACCTAATTGAAAATGATATTCAAGCAGACAGCATTGAAGATTATTTAGAAGCAGCAAAGAAATATTTGATCAATCCTGAAAAGTATATTAACTTCTGCATTGCAGGTAGTGAGTATGAAAACAAAGCAGGATACATTCAACATCGTTTGTTTTTACCAAAGCTTGAAAAAGGTAAATTACCTTATGAACTTGTTGCTGATGGTGAAAAACCAAGCAAGCTAATCACATTCAATGAAAGTGTTCATATTAAGAAGAAAAAGCCTTCTGAAACTATAGAATCTTTCTCAGGTCGTGATAACAATGATTTAGATTTAGATTAATTGGTTTAATAACAACATCATTGAGGGGGATTATAAGTCCCCCTTTGATGTTTAATTCATTTAACTTATGTTTTCAAGTAGAGAAGCAGTATTCAGTATAAATGATGTACCACCACATTGGATATTTGAGAATTATATAGGATTGAAAGAAAAACTAAATGGTCAGAATGTAAAGATCAAAAGTTTATTTAATCCTACAGAGAATACTCCTAGTATGTACATTTATTTAAATTCATCTAATGAATACAGCTACAAATGTTTTAGCACAGGACTTGGTGGCAATGCTATAGATTTAATAATGAAATTAAAATCATTAGATTTCATAGATGCTTCCAATATGGTTATTGAAGATTATAGGAATTTTCTAAAAGGAAAAACTTATACAAGATCTTCTATAGAAAAACCAATTAAGTGGAAGCTGCATGATATTATTTATAGATCTTGGAATAAAGATGATAAAGAATACTGGGCTCCATATAACATTGGAAGTACTTTATTAGATCTTTATAATGTAAGACCTGTATCTTCATTTACTATGACAAGAGACTCTGAAAGTTTTAGCAGAGTAGGTAGAAGAGTATATGCTTATACCAAAGCAGATGGTGAAGTATGTAAAATATACATGCCAGAAAACAAGGACAAAAAGTTTATGAATTTCTCCAAGTATGTTCAAGGTTGGGAGCAACTAGAAGGTCATCCTACATTGTTTATATGCAGTTCACTTAAAGATATTATGACTATGAAAAGTCTTAACATCAAAGGTGATTTCATTGCACCAGCAAGTGAGAATAGCAGTCTAGAACCAATTATGGATTGGATACAAGGAGAGTACTCTAAGAAGTATGTTATCTTTGACAATGATGAAGCTGGTAGAAAAATGATGGAGAAGTATGAAAGAGAATATAATCTCCCATATGTTCTAATAGAGTTATCAAAAGACATTAGTGATTCTGTTAAAGATCACGGTGCTAAAAAAGTTAAAGAGTATTTAAAGAAACATTTATGAGTAATACAATCTTCTTTATTCCATATGCTGTACCTAGCAGTAAGAATGGTAGAATCATGACTAGGTCAGGAATGTTTATTGCTAGTAAAGCAACTCAAAAGTATAGAAAGTTAACTGCTCCTTATTGGAAAAAGTTCAAAGATCATTTCAAAAAAATGATGGAAGGTAAAGAACTACCTATCATTGTAGGAATGCACTTTGTAAGAGGTAGTAGACACAGATGGGATTTTATTAATCCTGCTCAAACTATACAAGATGAGATGACTAAAGCAGGATGGATTGAAGATGATAATGCTGATATTATTTTACCTGTTCCTTTAAGTGTAAATGGCAAATACTGGAGTTACAACAAAACAAAACCAGGAGTCTACATTACAATTTTAAGTTCCTTTTGTGAAGGAATAATTACATTAAATGATGAAACTGATTAGCGCAAAAGATATCCCTCTATTAGAGAGGATAAGATTAGAAGATGAATTCTTCTCACAACCTTTCATGATGTCATACTCAGGACTAAATAAACTATTGTTTAGTCCTGTTTTATTTCATCAACACTACATACTCAAGCAAAGAGATGATGTAGTAGACAAACCAATGGTAGAAGGTAAACTACTCCATTGCTTATTATTAAACCCTGAAGAATTTGAGAATGAGTTTGTTCTTATGTCTTCAGATATGCCTAGTGATGGGCCAAGAAAAGTGCTTGATAAACTTTATGACTGTATGAAGAATGAAGGTAAAACATATACAACATATGAAGATCTTTCACCTGAAACTACAGAATTTGTTCAGACTTATATTTTGGATATTCTTAAAGAGCAAAACTTATATCAGAGTTTAAAAACTGATGAACAAAGAATTGCTAAAATAATGTTGATACCAAAAAATCTAAAATATTTAGATTATAAGTTTCAAGCAGAAAGAAAGACTGTTGTAGACCAAGACATGTATGACTTTGCTAAAGCAACTGTAGATACAATTAGATCTAAAGGTAATTTAATGGAAGTCATGGGCTTTGATCAAGATAGTCTTACAACAAATGTAAAGCAGCACAATGAATTAGACCTAGTTTGCTTAGAATTTGATGATTATTACTTTGGAATCAGAGGTATTATTGATAACTTAGTGGTGGATCATGATAACAAAGTGATTAGAGTAAACGATCTTAAAAAGTCTAGCAAATCCATTGGTCAGTTTGAAGAATCAATTGAATACTATAACTATTGGATGCAAGCTGCTTTATACAGATTACTAGTGAATCATATTAAAGAAACCACCTTTGGTGTAGATTATCCAGTAGAGTTTAGATTCATTGTAGTGGATCCATATATGCAGATTGCTCCAATAAGAATTTCAGAGGAAACTATGGAAGCTTGGACTTTAAAGTTAAATGATGAATTAGATAAAGCTAATTATCACTTTAAAGAAAGAGAGTTTAGTCTACCTTATAAATTCTTAAAAGGAGAAAATGTAATATGAGTTATGTAGTAAAACAAGTTTATAAAAGATACTTTCAAAAATCTAAAAGTTTCTTATTGCCTATATTAGGATTAAAGAAAGATTTCAAATATGCGCCCATTCAATCTTATATGCAATGGGCTGGCATATATAAGTTATCTGACTGTAATCTAATACTAACATATGAAAAATCTGATGAGCCTAGTTGGAATAAGTATTTACTAAATACAATAATGGCAAACAGAATGTTTAATGAATACTATGATATAGATGCTGAGACTATTGCAGTATCATTTGATTTGTATAGTATTTCAGAAGATTATCAATATGTAATTGATGGTAAATATAGTAAGCTAAGTAAGCAAACTAAAAGTAAAATTAGAGAGTATTATGGATACAATTCACCAGAGTGGGCTTATATGGAATCTTTCTTATTTCCAGAAAGATACATACCAACTTATAGTAAAATTTTGGATGTTGATGAAGAACATATTAGATTTACAGGCGAATTGTGTGATTTACCCAATTTAAATAAAGAAACATTAAAATTAAAACCTTATGCAAAAATCAATGATGTTGATCAGATCAACATGGAATCAGGGGAAGACCTTCAGATTGATTCCGATTAACTTAGATTGTCCTTACAATGAAGCAATTTATGACCCAGAACAAAAGATCCTTGCAGTTATTAGCAAAGAATGTAAGGAGACTTTCCAGATGGTTCCAAAATTCGATGACAAAGGTGATGTATTACAAGCCAAAAGAGTCAGAGACAATGGAAAGAACTATGCTGAAGAAAGAAGAGCATTAGATACATGGTATGAATACTATTTAGAAAATGCTGATGATATCAAAGCATTTATTGAATGGTTTGCAGGTAATGATAGCGTAGTAATGGCTGAAGAGTTCATTGATGCACCTAAATTATCTAGTATTGCACAACCTACAATATTTGAAGGTTCAACTAGTTTATGATGAAAATCAAAAACTGGGTATATGATTTAGAGACCCTGGTGAATTGTTTCATCGGGGTCTTTGAGTCTTATACTACTACTGATCGGAAAGTATTTATAATTCATTCTACTAAGAATAATCTACCAGAGTTGATTAATTTCTTAAGTAGTTTGAAGAAAAGTAAGTCTTGGCTATTTGGCTATAACAACATAGCATTTGACTCTCAGATTTTAGAATATATATTTCAGAATAGAAGTAGATTACTTGGACTATCTGCTGCTGATGTAGCAACAGAAATTTATGAATATTCTCAAAAGGTAATTAAAGATTCTAATACAGGAGCATTTGCGGATTATCCTGAGTGGAAATTAACTATTCCACAGCTTGATATATTTAAACTGAATCATTGGGATAATGATGCTAAGAGAAGTAGTTTAAAGTGGATACAATACAGCATGGATTGGCATAATGTGGAGGAGATGCCTCACCCACATTACAAGCCTGTTGTTGGCTCAGATACTTTGCTAAGTATTGTTAAGTATTGTATTAATGATGTTTCTAGTACTAAAGCAATATTCTCTCTACCAGACATGAGAGAGCAGATTAAGTTAAGAGCTGCACTCAGTAAAGAATATGGTTTAAAACTACACAGTGCTAGTGAACCAAAGATTAGTAAGGAAATGTTTATTCACTTCTTATCTAAAAAATTAGGTAGAGATAGAAGAGAAATTAAGGATCTAAGAACAAAGAGAGATAGAGTAGCAATCAAAGATGTAATACTGCCTTGTGTAAAGTTCAAGACACCTGAGTTTTGTAATATGTTGGCTTGGTTTAAGAAGCTTGATTTGGTAATTCCTGAAGGTAAAATGGAAGGACCAAAGCATACTATGAAATACAAAGGTGTACCTACAGATTATGGCTTAGGTGGTTTACATGGTTGTACTGTACCAGGGATATATGAGTCTACAGATACTCATATAATCATGTCTGTAGATGTTGCTAGTTACTATCCTAATCTTGCTATTAGAAATAGGTGGAGTCCTGCTCATATTCCTAACGAAGAATTTTGTGAACTATATGAATGGTTCTACAAGGCTAGAAAGAAATATGATAAGAAGAATCCACTAAACTATCTATTTAAGATTATCCTTAATTCAACTTATGGTTTAAGTAAAAATAGACATAGTTTTTTGTATGATCCAGAACTTACTTT